AAGGTGCTGTTCCAAGAGAACGCCAAGGCGACCCTCACCGGATCATCAGACGCCGTGACAGCCCTTGCGCACGACCCTGATACGAACCTCCTGCACGTCGGCACGTCGGGTGGTCGTAGTGTGTTCTATGGCTTGCGTCGGGTTAACGAAACAGCAACCGCCGTCACCACTGCTATCTCGGCGGTTGATGGCCCAATCGAGAAGCAATAACATGGCAGTACGAGTAACCAAAGAAACGCAGCCACGGGTGGTCCTCAAGGGCGCTAACAGTGGCTCAGTAAACAGCGGCGTGCTGTCTGGCTCCGGTGATGGTGTACGGGTTAGCATGACCTTCACAGCCACAGCAGAGCCACTGATCGTCATTCCTTATGGCAATGTGGCCGAGGCACAACTCGAAGAAGGCTCCTTCGCCACCTCCTACATCCCCACCTCGGGCAGTCAGCAGACCCGCTCGGCGGACGTTGCGAGCATCCCGGTGAGTGCGTTCGGGTACAATCAGGATGCTGGGACTGTTGTGGTGGAGGCTTCAGCATACGCCGGAAATCCAATCAATGCGAACTACTGTTCTTTTGGAAATGCTGCGCTCACCGACTTCATCCGTCTTTGGACGTGGGAAGGAGATACTTCTAGTGTTCGATGGACGGGGACGAATTTTGACGTGACTAGGTCGTTTATGGCTGGAACTACCGAGGTCATGGCAGGCGCTTATGCAGAAAACAACTACAATATCGCCTTAGATGGTTCTGCTGCCACACCTGATACCGCAGGCGCACAGACTCTAGACGCTACATTGGTGTACCTAGGTTCAAAGACTGGCGCTACAGAGTTCCTCAACGGCCACATCAAGTCCATCCAATACTACCCCCGCCGATTAACTAACACCCAACTTCAGGAGCTTACAAGCTAATGACCGAAGAACCCATTATCATCGAAGAAGCTCCAAAGCGGGACTTCTACTTCGCCTTCACCGACGAAGCCGCTGCCGCAACTGCGCTCCAGCCCTTCTACCACCAACCACAGGTCCAGTCCGTTGACGCTGAGACGGGCGAAAAGCTGTTCGACGAAGAAACCAATGCGCCCATCATGGAAAACGATGGCGACCCCTACCTTGTCACAGGGTCGGCGGACCATGCGTTCGACATCGTGGGCCTGATCCACAAGGCCACGGGCAACATGCTGACCGATGACGAAGGCATGGAATACCCTGAGATGGCCCCGGTCAGCGGCTGGCATATCAACCTGCGGATCCGTGGCGACTACATGAGGGCAGAGGCTGAAGCTATTGATGCTGAGTATGGTGTAGAACCTGCTACCCCTCACAGAACTTGGTTATAAGGAGAATTACTATGTTGGACCAAAAACAATGGTGGATGTCGAAGACTGTATGGGGTGTAGTTGTTATGCTCCTGTCTTCTGCTTTGACGACCACTGGTATTCCACTGACCCCTGAGATTCAGGGTACGATTGTAGAGCTTATCATGCAGGGTATTACCTTGGGTGGTGGTGCTATGGCTGTCTACGGTCGAGTAACGGCTAAGACTGCCCTCAAATGAGCAGGTCACTAAACTCGACAATCACTACGGCATTGGCGGCTGATGTTATTCAGCCGTTCTTTGCTATTGATCTTCTGTTTGACTCTGATGCAGTGCTAGGCACTGAGCCAATCTATCTCTGGAATGGCCTCGGTACTCGTACCATTGACAGCAAAGACTACGCTGGTGCAGGGGAGTTCTTACAGATCGAGCCTATCGAAGAGACAGGAGATATTTCCGCTAGGGGGGCTACTATTTCCCTCAGTGGTATTGATAACTCTGCTGGCTCCCTGTTTAAACAGGCTCTTAGCACTCGATACCAAGGGCGAGTCTGCAAGATTTACTTTGGTGTTATGGACAACCCCACAGACTACATTGAGATATTCTCTGGCTATATGGACCAGATGAACATTGATGAAGGCCCTGACTCTAGCACTATTACCCTGACTGTAGAGAACAAGCTGGTAGCCTTAGAACGTCCTGCTGGTACTCGCTACACTTCTGCTTACCAGAGGGACACCTACCCTACAGCAGGAGCCGGGGGTACACCTGACAAGGGCTTAGATTTTGTAGCAGGACTACAGACCAAGAAGATCATATGGGGGGCTATCCCCGAATGAAGTATCAACAAGAGTTCTTAGCTACAGTTAAGGACGACATCCGACCACTGATACAAAAGCATTGGGAAGACATAGCCCTTAACAAAGACAAGATTAAACTAAACCCAGACTGGGATGCCTACCACGACCTAGAGCAAAAGGGAATGCTCAAGGCTTTTACAGCCAGAGAAGGTGACAAGTTGGTGGGTTACTTTGTTGTAGTTGTTCAACGGAACCTACACTACAAGGACCACCTCTTTGCTTCCAATGACATCGTTTTCTTGCACCCCGACTACAGGAAAGGTCGCACTGGCATTAAGTTGATCCAGTTCGCAGAGAAGTGTCTCAAGGAAGATGGGGTCTCAGTCTTGGCTATTAATACGAAGGTTCACAAGCCTTTCGATAACCTGATGCAGTTCCTAAAGTTCAGTTTAGTTGAGCGCATCTACTCTAAATATATAGGAGACTGATATGGGTCAGAGCCTTGTAGGAGGTCTCATTGGTGGTGCTTCTGGTGCCATACCCCATCTTCTGACTGGCAACATCCCGGCAGCCTTAGCTCTTGGTGCTGTAGGATTTGTTGGCGGGTTTGCCAGCAGCTACCTTGCCAAGCAAGCTACAGCAGACGCCTTAGCTAGTGCTATGGGGCCTTCTTCTGTTGGGCCTAGTGTAGAACCTAAATTTGGTGGTTATACGGTAAACCGCAGAGGTGCCGCACTACATCACCAAGTGATCTACGGACAGACTAAGGTTGGTGGAGCTATTGTCTTTGACGACTCTGATGGTCCCAATAACAAATACCTTAGCCGTATCATTGCCTTTGCTGGACATGAGATTAACGCATTCTCGCAAATCTATATGGGCAAGTATCTACTTTCCCTCAGTGGAGACAGCGTAACCTCTGCTCAAGAGATTGACGAAAAGGGCGCTGCTGTCAACGCCCCTGTTACTAAGTTTAACAACTACATCAAGATTCGGAGAGTTCTTGGGGATCATACTGCAAGCCTAGACGGATCAGGTCTAACAAACTTCAGTACGAAGTGGACTAACAACCATATTCTTAGGGGCATTGCTCACTTGGCAATCGTCTTTGAGTATGTTGATGACGTATGGGATGAGGGCCTTCCTGAGATTTCTGCTCTTGTAGAGGGCAAGAAAGTCTATGACCCACGAAAAGACAGCACTTCTAGTGCCTATGTCTCTGGCCTTGGAGTCTCTACTCACAGAGCAGACCAGCCGGGAACTTGGCAGTATGACAACAACCCTGCCCTGATTGTTCGAGACTTTCTCACCAACAGCAGCTATGGCTTGGGTGAAGAAGACACTAACATTGATGACGATCTTATAGGTACTGCTGCCAGTGTCTCTGAAGAGTCTGTGACTGATGGGGACAAGTACACCTGTAACGGAGCTTGGCTGACTTCTCAACCCCCTGTAGACGTTATTGCACAGCTTATGACCTCTTGTGCTGGCTACCTGTGGTATGCACAAGGTAAGTGGCGTCTTAAAGCGGGTAAAGATGTTAGTCCTACTGTAACTCTTACTGAGGACGATTTACGGTCTCCTTTGTCTGTAGCAACACGGCACTCCCGTCGAGACAACTTTAATGCTGTACGAGGAACCTTTAGGGGGCCAAAGAGTAACTATCAGTTTACCGACTATCCTACGGTCACTGCTACTGACTTTGTCACTATTGATGGTGGCTTAGAAAGCACTATGGACTTGGCACTGCCCTTCACTGACACTCCAGAACAGGCTCAGAGGCTGGCTAATATTGCCCTAGAAAAGAACCGCAGTCAGATCACAGTTGTTGGCAGCTTTGGGCTTAATGCGTTTCCTTTGCAGGTAAGTGACACAGTTAACATTACAAACACCCGCTTTGGTTGGACCAATAAGTTATTTGAGGTTGTGGCGTGGGGCCTGAGTATTGAAGACTATGTACTACAGGTTGACCTTGTTCTCAGAGAAACTACGCCCACCACTTATGATGAGTTTCAGAACGTAACAGGTTTTGAGTCTGACAATACTACCCTGCCGGGGCCGCTAGGGGAGGTTGTAGTTGGTACTGGAGACGTGGTATCTACAACTGACGTTACTGGACTTACTGCTTCTGGTGGCATACGAGAAATATCTGTAAACTGGACTAATCCTGTCAATAACAATTACAACTACACCAAGCTACACTTTGATACTGACAATAATATTTCTGGCGCCAGTACGATTAACGTAACGGGGCAGTCCTTTAATCACACTAACTTAGGCGCTGCTGAAACAAGATACTATTGGGCGCAAGCATATGATACGTTAGATAACCCACTTGGCAGTCAAATTGGACCTGTTAGTGCTACCACTAAACGTGCGGAGACGGACGATATTACAGCACAAGCAATCACCACAGACAAGATTTATGACCTTTCTGTTACTACGGCCAAGATTAATGACCTCGACGTAACAAGTGCCAAGATTGCTAACCTTAGTGTTGGCACCAGTAAGTTGGTTCAGGGGACTTACGTAGGCTCCGGTAACTTTTGGGCAGCTTCAGCTAGTAATGCTGTTGGTACTTTTACAAGTCCTACTTTTGGCGCTTCTGCTAATGGGGATGCGTTTGTCCTAGTAACAGCCGTACTGTTCTGCGGAGGGACAATGTTCTCTAATTCCAGCCTGAATGCCTCTTTGATAATTGATGGCACAACTGTCAACTCGTTTGGCCTTGGCTCTAATGCAGGTATTGCTCCTCTAGGGACTCACACTCTTATGGGCGGAAAGGCCAATGTAAGTGGTAGTTTTACCGTTCAAGTAGGTTATGCTGCCAACAATGTCTCTAGCCCTCAACATGCCGTTTCTGTGACTGTTTGGAGGTTCTTGAAGTAATGGACGTTAATACCTACAGCAAATACGACGCAGACACTGGTGAGATTACGTGTGTCTTCTCCGGCTCAACCGAAGATGCTGCACTTAACCAGCCCTGTATCGAGGGTAGCTGGGACACTAATACTTACCGAGTAGTGGACGGTGTAGCCACACCTAAGTCTGCTACAGAAGTAGAGGAATACGAAGTAGTCAGAGCTTGGTCTGACGTGAGAAACAGTCGAAATGTGCTACTACAAGGCTGTGACTGGACTCAAGTACCAGACGCACCAGTTGACAGTGCAGCTTGGGCAGTGTATCGTCAACAGCTTCGTGATCTACCAGCTAACGCCACAGACCCAAGGAATGTAGTATGGCCAGAGCCACCCTCTTAGTCTTCACCGGGATATTCTGGGTAGCACTGTTTGGCCTCTTCTGGGCTACCAACTCATTTTCCCACGATGGGGGGTCATTTTCCCACGAGGGGGGTTTCTCAGAGCGATCTGAGCAGCATTTAGCAGAAATTCATATAGATTTGTATGAAGTTGTTTTCCTTGCTAGACTTCTATCAGAGGTTCCATTTGAGATCACTGACGGTCTGAGAACAATAGAAGAACAAAGACACTACTACGAGACAGGCAAGAGCCAGACGATGAACTCTAAGCATCTGACAGGCCATGCAGTTGATGTAGTACCAATCCCTGTAACATGGGATAAAGAAGCCTTCCTGCCGATTGCAGAGGCTATGAAGAAAGCATCCGACATACTCGACGTTCCGATAGTCTGGGGAGGTGACTGGCGTTCCTTCAAGGACTACCCCCATTTCGAGTTAAAGGAGAGACCTGATGGTCATTGAGTTCTTGAGCATGGTAGGGGTGCCGATTGTTGTGGCACTTCTATCTTCTGCGGGTATCTGGCGCTTCTTTCAAGCGAGGACCGAACAAGAGCATGAGCGTAGATCGGAGTTCCGTAGGACATTGCAGGACCAGATTGATACCCTATCCGAACAAGTAGGGAAGTTGAATTACCAAAAAGAATCACTACTCCGAGAAATTGGCGAACTCCGTGAAGCCTTAGCTGAAGCAAAGACAACGATCTTGCACCTTCAAGAGCTTCTTCGGAGACAGCCCTATGATAACCACTAGAATCCTTGCAGCCCTGTTCGTAGTCCTGTTCACTCTGACCGCCTGTACCGGCTTGAGCCTAGCCACAAAGGGCGCTACGCTCTTGGCTGAGACTACTGGTAATGCTCAGATTGAACAGGCTACAGAGATACTCACAGAAGTAGCAGGAGACGCAGTACCCCTAGCTGGTATCATAAACATCACGAATACAAATTGGGTTATGCTTGGCCTGTTGATCTTGGGTTGGATACTTCCATCTCCCGGTGAGATACTAAGGACCATCTTCAACCCTATCGGATGGCTAATCAAAACACTACTAACAAGAAGATAGGTTAGTCCAGACAAACTAAAACCCCCGCAGGTTGATTCCTACGGGGGTTCTTTTATGCCTAGATTTTGGAGTATCTAGAACTTTAGGCCAAAGCCAGCGGTGATACGACGATCAGTGCTTTCAAACTGGTCATCATAGCCCCAGCTTACACGACCATCTAGGTAGACGTTCTCAGCAAGGTCTAGCTTGTAGCCAGCCCCTACTTCGCCACCATCCCACTCAAGGGACCAACCATCGATCCCTACACCAGTATTGGCAAAGACGTACTCACCACCGATGATACCCGGTTGTAGTGCTACCTCAAGGTCACCTGTGACATCACCCCATTCGTTGTTATCACCAAAGCCCACAAGGTCTCCACCGCCTTCTCCCCAACCGTAGTTGATACCGGGAGTAATGACAAACTTGCCAAACTCTACATCAGTGTAGGCTCGTGCTTGAAAGTTGCCATCAGTGGAGCCAGAAAGCTCCCCATAGGCTGACAAAGCACCAGAGCCTACTCCTGTACCAACAGTCAAGGTAGTCTGATCTTCAAAGGTAGTCCCCAATTCAACGTAGGTATTCCCTACAGACGTTGGGGCCTCTTGTGCAGTTGCTACACCAGCAACCATAACAGAGACGGCAATCAGGAGATTCTTCATATATTCCTCTTATTATTCTTATTGGAGAGTGGGTGGGAGCCAAAGCTCCCTTCTGTTCCAAGGCCCCCCAGAGGCCCGTCCCTTACGCTGCTACAGCGAGGGAAGGTGCAACATAGTTGTTAGCACTTATCAAGGTTGGTTCTTACGGAACCACTCGGTTGCCTCATTGTAGCATCTAGCACCAGTCGATCCTAGTTCACCCCCATAGGAAGTTGGTGGAGGTGTCGGGTACTGCCCCCGAGTCCTGCATACTGTCTTCTACAAATCAACGGCGAACGCTGTTAGTCTCTGTTGCGATAAACTGTAGCAACCCCGCAATTAAGCCGCCTAGAGATTTTACTGGGGGGCCACCCTTCAGAATGAAGTTGTTTTATTTTTGCGTGCAAGTCCTTGTCTGGGGGTCTTCCCTTGTACTTACCCTCGGCCTTAGCTTTGGATACACCTTCTGCTTGTAAGTTCCGCCAGTCAGTCCCTCTAGTCTTCCTGCCATGTATCTTCCAATGACAGTCTGGGCAGACATCAACAAGGTTAGAGGGTCTGTCATCACCACCTAGAGCCTTCGGTAAAACATGGTGGGCATGAGTAGTCCCCTCTGCTCCACAACAGCTACACTCTTTGTCCATCTTAATCCCCTAGACCAGCTTCAAGGTTTTATGTCCCTTTGGGCTGGTCACTGTTTCTGCGTATATCACAAGCTCATTGGACCAAGTGCCGGGGGTAATCTCCGACAGGTACTTGAGCAGGGTTTTCTTACGGACCCTGACAGGCACCCTCACAGCAGCGTTAAGGCTTACTGTACCGTACACCATATCAGCATCTTCTACGAGCTTAGTAAACTTCTTTAGGTTGTATGCCTTCATAATGCTCCTAACTCTGTGTAGAAGTAGTACACGTCTTTGTTGTAGTTCATCTCATATCTGTGAAGCTCGATGACGTTGTTCATGATGTCACAACCATTCGCTCGAACAAAGGCATCAGCAAACACGAAGGCTTCCTCAAAGTTGATAAGCTGCCCAGCCTCAAGGTCACGCACGGCTATCTCTGGCATCTCAGTGGCTACAATAGCACTCATAGCCTCTAGGTAGTCGATGGCCTTTTCCATCTGGACCACACCACACTCATTGTAGTCTGCTGCAATAAGGGAAGCTATGTCACGAATATCAGCAACAGCTTTTCCCGTGGGGTCTGCTACAGCAACAGTGCTAAACAACAAACCAATAAGTGTGGCTACGATCCTCATAAGACTTCCTTACCCTCTAACCTGTTAATTTCCATCTCTGCATACCGCATGACCTTGCGTAGGTCAGTGATCCTAGACTGAGTGTAGTCCTGATCCGGGTACATCTTATGCCCTGCTCGACAGGCGTACTTTACAATGTTGCCAATCTCAAAGGGGAGACGGTTCTCCATGATAAATGTAACAGGTTCTATCTTGTACTGTGTGTAGTGGCTAGGCTTAACCACAATACTGTCCGTACTATCCAGCTTTGGGTGAGCTGTGTACAGACCGTCATCCTCTACCTCTTTAGCCATAGTGGCCTCCCTTAAATCTTCTCCTGCATAAAGATCGAAATCCACTGTTTGCATACTTCACTCCTAACTACGTCGTCAATCGTAAACTCAATAACTGGCACGTTCACAGCGTATCTCTGACTTAGCTCAACGATCTTTGCTAGACCATTGGCATCCTTCAGGTCAGACTGCTGAACGTCACCATTAAGGACGATCTTAGACCCTTCTGCCACCCGAGTCAACAGCATTTTAATCTCATGGGTGGTGATGTTTTGAGCCTCATCTACAATGATAAAGCTGTTCTCAAAGCTGCGACCCCTCATCAGGGCTAGGGGGGCTATCTCGATATTCCCGTTCTTTAACGAGGTTTCGACAACACCCTTCCCCATCCACTGTTCCAGAACGTCTAGAGTTGGCATAGCCCAAGGTGTAGCCTTCTCTAGTACGTTACCGGGGAGAAACCCTATCTCCTTGCCTACAGAGACATGCGGCCTAGTGATGACAATCTTTTCGATGTTCTTGTCAAGATACATCTGAGAGGCATAACTGGCCGCTATGTAGGTCTTACCCGTCCCCGCTGGTCCCAGCACTATCGTCTGTGGACTGGTCTTTAGTGCGTTTAGGTACAGCTTTTGCCGTTCCGTCTTTGGTTCCAGTGGTGGTCTTTTTGGTAGTTGAGGCTGATGGTTCTTCTTGGATGACTTCCGTCCAACCGTTTTCGTCATGTCGAATTAGCTTCGCTTCTTTAACAGGAATATGAAAGAACATTTCGCCCTTGCTAATCTTAGGGCCATAGGCTTCTTTGAGTTGGTCGAGGGTCAGTTGCTTCCCTCGGACGATCCAGCACTCTTGGAGGTCACTACGAAATACGAAGAACGTGATCGTTGCGTGCTTCTGTAGGAGCCGTGCCTTCCGCCCCGGAATGCGGAGGTCTTTCCAGTCCTCTGGCCAACCCTCTTTCCAAGCTGTTTTGATTTCCGCTTCACTGTAGAAAGTCTCCCCGTCCTTAGTTGATACTACATCAGCAAGGTAGTCTTCCTTCACCCGCTTGATATGATGTCCCTCTTGCTCAAGGTAGTCTACCAGAGCACCCTTGGCTTGGCCATCAAACTTGTCGTAGCGTTCCTTGTCGAACTTAGCGTAGTTCTTTGTCATACTCTTGTAGCTCCTTATAGCCGCCTATATAATCTCCCTCATGGTCCCATATCTGAGGTACTGTGTCAAGCCCCGACCACTTCATCAGGTTCTTGATATACTGGTTCTCATACCGGGTAATGTCCACCTCTAGATAGGTCGTAGCAGAAAGCGTAAGCTCTTTCTTAGCGTTCTGACAGGCAGGACAGTTGGGCTGAGTGATGATAGTGTAGGGCATTAATCGTTCTCCATAAGTGCTTTCCAAGAGATAGGGAACAGGTCAGTCATATACTCTGCAATCTGTATTGCTACCTCACGGGTCTCTGACTGACTGTCAGGCCCCAAGCGGAGCTTACACATATCAGCAAAGGCATCAAGGCTGCCAGACCACCACCAGCTTGTCATCATAGACTGTGGCAGCATCATACGAGCTTGCTCTGGTGCTACGCCATAGGCGGTCATGTACTCATACATGTACAGCACACGATCCATGATTTCTACATACTGCTGTTGTAGGAACTGCTGATGGTCTCGTTCAAAGGCTGCACCTGAACCCTGCTTCTTATTGTCCGGTCGAGTACGCCAAAAGTCAGGGCTATAGATGTCAGGCTCTTCGTCAACATATCTACGGCTCACCTCGTTCCAGCGTAGGAACTTATGCTTGACCAGTTGTCGTGCTACAAAGACAGGAGCATCTACCTTGAAGGTCACGAAGGCATGACCGAAGGGAGACGTATGCTCATGCTCTGCTAGGTAGTGGATCAGCTTTTCGTCTTTGGCAGAAAGGGCGTCGGACTCCTTAGAAAAGGAGACCCGAGCCGAGTTTACCGTCGTCAAATCACTACCACAGTGATGCTTTAGAACTACGTTGATCATTAAGTAATGTCCACAATCTCGCAGCTATCTGCCGAACAAGCCATAGTCTGCATTCCAGAAGTATTATCCTCTGCTTCATACAGCGCTAGGTTGGCCCAGTCAATAGACTTTGGCATCTTTTCTGCAAGTTCTTCGTACTCTTCTTGGCTGCACTCTTGGTAGGGGGCCTGTTGGTAGGTATGGTCAGAGTGTGGTAAGAAAGATACACCGGACATTTCATCGAAGTGCTTGTAGACAAAGGCACCAACCTCA